CCAACTATAGGATCAATTTCACGGATATGAATTTCAACACCTAAAGTTTCATGTTTAGTATTGAAAAACAAATCAACCTTAGTGACATAAATTCCGTTACTGAGAGATCCTAGAGTTTTAGTATTGACGAAAAATGATTGCGCTATTGGGTCATCACCGCCACCGTCACCGCCGCCACCGTCACCGCCACCACCGTCACCGCCGCCACCGCCGTCACCGCCGCCACCGCCTGAACCTTCACCTGAATCACTGCTTGGACTGCTTCCGCCAGTATCCCACCATGGTTCTGGTTCTGGGGGTGGCGGAGGAGTTGGCGGAGGTGGTGGCGGTGGTGGCGGTTGTTCATAAGGAGGTTGTGGTGGTTCGGGGGGAGATACAGGTTGTGGAGGTTCCACCATAACAATCGGTACTTCAACTTCAACAATTTGCGTTATAACTATAGGATCCGGTGATGGGCCCGGTACCTCAATGTAAACTGGTGGTGGTGGTGGTTCAGGATCAGGTGTAAATGTTGAATGGGATGTACTAGATGTAACTGTTCTTGTTTCAGATACACTACGCGTGACAATTTCAGGATATCGTGTAGAAACTATTGTAGTTTCAGTTTGTTGTGATAAACCTTGAGCAGTATATGTCCCTTCAGCAGCGGTAGTTACAGTACCAACTGTCGAAGAATTTGTAGGATTATCAGTTAGTCTGAATATTTTTGATCCAACACGGAATCTTAATGAATTATTATTTGGTAATCTAAAGATCCCATATACATCTCCATTAGAAGATGCAATTAAATTTGATCCTTCAGAACCAGATGCAACAAATAATGAATTTGTTGGAGTTACATAAGATGAAACTGCGGTTCCATCAAAAAATGCGTATACTCTACCGCCAGGTTTTAATCCTTTACCTGTAAATCTAATTTCACGGGAACGCATAAACGGTATGATATTATTGGATACAACTCTAGCCCCAGTAGAATACTGAGTTTCTCTTGGTACTACATCATAAGCTGTACCAGTTCTAAATTCTTGAGATGTAGAAGTTGTAACAGTAGTAGAAGTTGAACCACTACCGGTTCTTCTAGATGAAGTATCCGATGAGGTTCCCTGCCAAGAAGTTTGCCATGAATTCCAAGAAGTGCTCCATCCCGATTGCATGTTTAGCCAATTATCGCTAAACAGATTTACATTAGCTTGAACATCAGGAAGCTGAACAGTATCAGTCCAATAGTCATTATCAGGATCTAGTAATACGCTCCCATTCCATTTCCAAAATAGACCGGTCGGATTTCTTGTAGTAGAAGCATAAGGTTGCGTAATAAAAGGTCTATGAGAATAATATAGAGTGATCAAGTCACCAGGAGTTTGTTGCGTAACTCCAGTTATTGTGGCAGTTACCGAGCTAAAATTGCCTCTGACACCTGAACCAATAGTAAAATTACCAGAAGCATCTTCAATATATAATTTATTATCGACTTTAAATCTTAAACGAGCTGTTATATCACCTGAAGTAATTAATTCTCCATTTGCAAATGCAATTGATGAATTTGATATGAATAATGTCTGATCACGAGAAACCCCTTGTGATGTAACATTAGTTCTAACAACATTTACTGAATTTGCAGCTGTATAGAATAGCTCAAAATTATCCATTTTAAATGGAGGGCGAGCTTCTCCGCGCGCGGCATCTATTGAAATCTTATAATCAGGATTTGTCACATCACCAATATTATGACCAGCAAATTGATCAACTATAATACCATTTTTAAATCTATCATTACCTGATGAATCTTTAACTGATAATGACTTTGTGCTTTGCTCTAGAAAATTTAACGTAGTATAATATTCAAGATTTTCAACACGATCACGTATAATCCCAATATCTCTCATAGTAAATCTTGGATTTTTAATTGGGAATATTGAATTAGATAAATCAGGACGAGATACTCGACGAGCTTGCTCATCCGGTAGAGATGGATATGGAGTAAGATTAATAGTTGCAATAGACATAGTTCCACCAGGTTCATCTGGTGTAATTGGCTTTAAAGATGGTGTTCCTCTAATCGCACGGAAATTACCATTCTTATCAAGAACTATTCTATCATTACGCCGCAGATAATAATCTAAATCTACTGTAAAATTATCACCAGGGGCAACATGACGCAATCCGCCTGTAGGCTGATCTAGTGATGTTGATATAGTTGGATTAGTTGTTATACCGGACAAAGTTGTGGTGCTGGTTGCCGTATCCGTCATTCTTGGACGAACATCAATGCAATCGCGAAGATCGTATTGTCTACCAGTTCTCGGTGATGAATATATTGGTATTTCATATGTGTAAATTTTTGTAGTATCAGTACCAGCATTGTCATCATCGACTGGATATGAATCTACCGAGAAATACCCTACACCAGATGAATAACTGTGTGTAAAATGATCAAATTTTACTAGAAGTCTATCACCTGAAGCTAGAGAAAGAGTGCTATTAGGTTTTTTAACTAGACGCGCATGTTCATAGATTGTATCTCTCATACCAGAATCTAGGGTAAACTGATTAGTTACATCAGTACCCTCTGTGGTGGATGAAAATCCTGAACCACTTTTCTTTCTGACTGATACTAATCTAAACCCATCAGAAAGACCTAAAACCCAAGGCCCAGATAAATCAGATGTTAGACTTAACTGAACCAATCTATTACGAGCTATAACTTTAGATGCTTCTTGTCCATCTACACGATTAAGCTCTGTAATAACAGTAGCATTTAATGCTGTATTAAGATTTTCATTTAAATTTAAAGTGGCTTGAGTAGTAGAATTAATTGAAATAGAACGATCGCCACCACCACCCTTATTACCAAAATCAATAACTTGACCTTCAAGGAATCTCTTATGAAATGCGCCACCAGTGCTAGATGCTGCATTTGCAGTTAGAGTTAAATTTGTAGCATCTGTGATACTAGAAACTATAAATTTTTGAGTAGGGGAACATGCAATAATATCACCTGGACTTAATTGAGTGGCAAAAGAAGTACCAGACCCTGTAACTGAGGTGCTACCAGATGTTACTGTAATAGTTCCAGTTAAATTTGTTGTATTTGATGTTCCTCTTGATACAAGATAGAACCTAGAGCGTGTGGCATCATCAGATAATGCACCAGAACCAGAAAAAGTTTCTGATGCACTGCCAGTAGATAGAGTAGCAGAGCTGCCTGCTCCAGTATTAAATGCAACATCAAAAGATTTTTTAAAACTAAAATTTGTATCAATCGTACCGTCGGTAGCTCTTAATCTTTTAACAGCAGTTACTGGTAGACCAAATACACCTATGTCAAATGATGGATCTGTAGTAGATGCATTTGTACCATCTGCATTAAGTATGTCAGCTTTACCATCGGCAGCAGAAGCATCATAACCTATAGATTTTACCTCAGTAAATGATTTATTATCATTCATCTTAATATCAGTTAGATACATCTTATACTGACATGTTGAAAGTCCTGGTGTTCCTGATGAATATTCTATTGCTCGAACACGAGCATAACCTATGATATTTCCGGCAAGTGATGTAGTAGAATACACTCCATTTGTAATAGAGTTCATCTTAGCATCGCGCAAAGTTACTTGACTTTGACCGTTTATATCCCACTGTCCTGACATATTCAGAACAGTTATATAATTTCCATAATCAGCATTTGTTGCAACTTGCTCAACAGAATTAAAATCTGTAGCTTTACTAATTGTGACTTTATTACTAATCAAATATTGATGATCATAGCCCATAACATATGCTTTACCAGGAGATATTTCTATTACAAGTCTAGATGCACTTCCACCATCAGCAGAAGTATAAACTCCTTGGTTCTCTCCACTTAACAAATGTTCTCGAACTCTAGGCTGTAATCCATTAACAATATAGTTACCGGATTCATCATATGTACGTTCAGCAATATAATCTTTGATTTTGTTATATTCGGGTTTATCTGATTTTGACTGGATTACACCATTTTTGATATAAAACAATTCAACAAAATTATTTGTCGAATTTTCTGATACATATCTTTTTACTAATCTAGGTGTAAGTTGCAATCTTGCTGCACCAGGTGCAGCATAATTATACGATCCTGATGCAGGATCTAACAAAGAAGAATCAATATTTTCATTTACTATTGATTCAAAAACTTCAAATCCAACTCTATATGATGAATTTGATTGATATTTGTCAAGTATTATACTTTGTTCATTTACTCGAATAAAATGATCCTTAGCAAAAACTATACCTGGTCCAATTTTTACTAAAGATGTTGTACCAATAGCTGAAGATGTTATTAAATTTGCTGATAAACCACCAGTAGATGTAATAATTTCACCATTTGAAAAAGTTCTTTGAGAACCATTAGCACCAGTATATTTTACAAACAAAGTTTTGTAATTGGGTGTATTAGCCTCAGAACCACTATTAGTTAAAATAACACTTGCTTCTACACCAGATGTCTGGCCTGTTATTATTTTATTTAAAAATGCAGCCGAATTGACAACCGTTCCGACAGAAGACCTATCACGCAATTTAATAAATGTTACTTGGTTATCAAAAATTAATTGACAACCTGTAACTATACTACCTTCTTTAAATACATGCTCAGCAAATCTATCAATTTGGTTTTGTAATATGGTCTGAATCTGTGTGAGTTCACGCGCTTGAACAGCTAGACCCGGTCTAAAAAGAATACGATGATAATTTTTTGTTTCGTCAAAATCGTCGTAATACGGATCCACATTTAAATTTGTGGTGATCGTGACTGTATTAGCTATCCCCGTCATCTTTTTTCCTTGGCTTTAAAAAGTCACGACAAAACGAAAATCTTCGACCTGATCAGATGATCTAGTAATAGGTGTTTTGTTCTCTATGTATATCACCTGACCGGTGCCTTCGCGAACTGCAGGCTTATTAAAAGCATCAACAGTTGCTGTAATTACGCTTGTGGTTGAAACTATAGATTCACCTGGAGTAAAGGATAATCCAGTACCTCCAGTTGTCACTCGTACCACTTTTAATAAACCAGCGGTTCTAGCTGAATTAGTATTGGCAAATAAAACAACTCTGGCTTTAGCACCACTTGTCTGACCAGTTATTATTTCATCCTCTTTATAATCACCCAATACACCACTAACAGTTATACGAGAACACTGATCTATTATTGAAACATTAGCTAAAGCACCTGATCTAAGTTTAGGGTTTTTAATCAAACCGATTGTGCGAAGATCATTGTTTGCAGGATAAGTATTAGCATCACCTGCTCCAAGTGATACAGATATCATAATGTTTTTACCGTTTAATTCATTTCGAGCACTTGTACCATGACCACCTGGTGGTGATAATACTGCATAAGCAGATGCTCCGGAACCATGCTGTGTATTAGCTGATATAATAACATTTGCAGTAGAATAGTGTCTACCTGGAGTTACCATAGTAATTTTTCTTATCTGTCCACCTATGCAATTTGAAACATAAGCAGTAGCTCTTTGAGATAAAACTGATCCACTATCACCACGAATAATTACATTTGGTGCAATATAATAGGTAGATTGTGTATTTGGTGTAATTGTAAAAGCGCCATTAACTGTCGCTGTTTTTGTGATTCCAACATATCTTATTATACGTTTTAGCTGACCAGCACCAAGTCCTGATGAGATATACAAGGTAGAACCTGTATAAACACCATCGACCGCACTAGCTTCACCACCAAGTCTTAATGTTGTAGAATTTGATATTAATGCAAAATTATTTGATATGGACAAATAACCACTACCATTGGCCGTAATTACAATATGTTCTATTGAACCATTTGCTGCTGCTTGTTGAACTGACCATTGAGCAGAACCATTATTAGCGGTCAATTCTTTTACTGGTATATAAGAATTATTCAAAAATTTTAATGCTTCTGATGATGTTACATTGTATAAAAATTTCCAACGATATCCATCAGATGTGCTAAAAATTGAGGTACTAATACCTGATGGTTCAACAGTAGAAACTGCACCTCTATTATTGTCAATGCATTTATAGACATTATAATCAGATGTAAACACATAAAATTGTGATGAATATAAATTTGCATTTAAATGTGTATAGGGTGTATATACTGTATTATTAGTCCAATCATACCTATTGATAACATGAGAAACATCAGTATAATTTACTCGTTTTAATGTTACCATGTCTTTGAATACATCATAAGACACAGTGTTTATATTATTTGCGACTGCTTGAGGCGCAGAATCATTGGCAAAAGGGGTTACTCTACCAATAAACATAAACATACGTGTTGGGTCGGCCTCATTGAACGACTCATGAAATTGCTCAGCTGTATTGATGCTAAAATTATATGTTGTCGTACCAGACATCTATTAACCCCTCAATAATGCACTATTTATTGCTGAATAATGTATTCGCTATTTTCAGATAGCATAGATGTGCGATCTTCATTAAGTAATCGAGCTTGTAATTGATGCATTGTAACTCTATCAAGGAACGAGTCTATTATGAACAATCGGGTCTCATCGGTGCTAAGTGCAATACCTGTAGGTGATGAACCAGGAGTTGTATCAAATTGGCTTGTATAAGATAATGTTGTAATATCCCAAGCTGTATTCATCTTATATGAGAACACTTTATCATTGGTTGTTCCAGTGATAAACATTCTTGTCCCATCATTTGAGAATGTAACAGAATTAACCGTAGCATCTTCAGTACCAAATGCAAAAAAGCGACTATTTTCATCCATAAGATTAAAGCCATTTTCCATAACCAATACATCAGAATTTTCAAGCAGAATATTATTATAATATGCTTCTGCTGTTTTTATATCCCAAGGTATGCTTAATCTACATTCAACAACATTATCAAATGTGCTACCAACAACAAACATTCTTGTACCATCAGGTTTAAATGCTAAACCAGTAACACTAAAATCAATTACACTAGCTTGGAATGCAGATGTTGTATAATCATAATCGCCTAATGGTGAGCCATCTTCTGCAACTAATGTATCATTATTCTGTATTAAGAATTTATCCAGTGAGATATAAGCGGTACTTAAATCCCAAGCTGTAGATAAATCATATTGTTCTATAATTTGTCTTGTATTACCTATGATATACATTCTGCTACCATCAGGTTTAAATCTTATATCAACAGGAGTATTATCACCATGAGATGATGTTTTGTTAGTAGTATTTGCTACTAAGAAATTTTTACCAGAATAGTTAGCAGTATTTAAATCAAATGCTGTTGATAAATTATATTGCCATACCTGATCATTATTAATTCCAACAACATACATTTTACGACCAGATGTGCTAAATTCTACACCACTGCTATTGAGATCGTTTACTGATACACTAATGAAAGAATTTGCTACTAATCTACCAACATTGTTAGCAAATATTTGCATCCTTGTTACAGTATCTTCAGAACCTCTTACAAGATCATGACCTGGATGCGGAAGAGTTGCTAATGATTTATATTCACCAAATAATGCAACACCGGCTGGATGAACTAAGTTTTTAATTATATCCCTATATTTTTTTAATATTTGAGATACTCTAATTACATAAGAATATTCTTGATAGAATCTATTATCTTGTAATTTGTTTGTTGAACTTAAAAACCCTTTAGTATCAGTATATCTACCTTTAAGGTTTATAACACCAGATACATCAGGTATCACGACACCATTGTAGGTATTAGCCCTAAGTGTATATCTGGTTATATCCGAAACATCAGTATATGCAACAGGTGTTGTTTCGGCACCTCTAGTATTAACAACTGTTGATGTTGAAAGTCTATCAAAAGAAGCATCTGATGATTTAATTGATATACCTGTTATAGTACCTGGTGCATTTTCAGCTACAATAACTGCATCACCACCACGGAATCTTCCATATTGACCATCAATCTCACGTTCATAAATGATTTCATCTCTAACAGTTATTGTAGGTAATGATGTTTCATATCCTCTACCTACAGATGAAATGCTTATTGCATTTATTGAACCTATAGTAACATTGGAAAAAAGTAAAGATGTTGCCAATGTTGATGATATATTGGCTGATGCCAAATTAGCAGATACCGACGCACTATTTGTGCCTAAAGAAACAAAAGTGGACCCAGTTGACAAAACTACATTTGCTACTGAACCTATCAAATCACTATTCAGGGGAAATGATGAAGTATTAGATAATGAGACTACTCTTCCTACCAAACCATTACCACTACCACCGATAACTGTAAGTATGGTATTACCATCAGTTCTATAACCAGTACCGGCTACAGATATTCTCATAGTTGCTGCGCCAACTGGTGATGTTGATGATACTGTTCCTATGGCGCTAGCTGCACCTGATGATATAGTAAGTGTATCTCCAATAGTATGATATGCTCCACCGTCAATAATCCTAACGGATACTATCGAACCAAATTGCGATTCAATAGTTGCAGTATTTCCTAATGAATCATTTACAGTTTCACCATTTTGAAAAGTACCAATAACATTTTCAACTATAAGTTCATATAATTCAAGTCCAAGAACATTAACTTGTGAAATTCCTTGAACCTTAGCTGTAGCACCTGAAGACAACCCAGTAATCGTTCGGCCTTCAAATATAGAAGGTGTCGTAGAAAATGGACGACCAACTCTTAATAAGGTTTCTCTAATCCACCTACCATCAGAAGCACGTAGAACATAATCGCCAGGATAATATATTTCAATTTCTTGATTAAAAAGTGCGCGAAATAAAAATTTGTAAGAAAATTCAGAACCTTTAGTTCTATAGAAATCTCGTATATGTTTAACCAATAATCTTTGATCAGCCAAAGTATTTTTTGGTATACTAATCATAAATTCTTTGCGAAAATATTCCACAAAAGAATCTATGGTTCGATCTATATCTTGATATTCTAATAAGCTTCTACTTGCTTGTACAGCATTACCTTGTTGTTCTAGGTATTCATAATATGCTTTAAGAAATGCAACAAATCTAGGACCTTCTTCCCTTATGAACGCAGGAAATTGTCTCTCAATAAGAGGCGATATACGTTTAAAGGTTTCATCAGCACCAGAAATGCTCATATCAATATACCGTTATCGGCGATAATGCCGAAGAATTAAATGTTGTTGTTGTTCCCACCGTAGAGATGGAGCTTGTTAGAAATTCTTCACGACTAGAAATATCATTTAATACTTTAACTCGCGATTCGGTTAATAGTAAAATTTGATTTCTTATTGGATACACATTATAATCCGCAAGTTTAACCGTAATGTTTATTTCACCGTTTATAGCATCTGGCTTAAATGCATTTAATGTAATTAATCCTATATCATAATCAATAGTTCCAATAGTCTGTATATAATTACGTTGTGCATTTGACAAATAATAAATTCTTACATTTCCATACCCGTCATCATCAAAATACGACGTATATCCTTCATATGTAAATGCATTTGATGAAACAGCCGAGACATAACCATCATTAGGATGAAATATACCTCTATTGAATGTTAGCTTGTATGTATTTTTAGAGGTAAGTGATGGTATAAATCTTTTTTGAACGCTAATATCAGCTGTGGTTGATTTAATAGAGGTGCTAGCGGAATCTATAACATCAAGAAATCTGGAATATCTAAATTTACCATCAAATCTATTAAGATTTGTGGCTTCATATTCAATTATTTTATTTGCTACAAGAGCACCTATCTCACTAGCAGATAGAGTTGTATCAATTGGATCATATCTAACAGTAACAGTAGGTACTACATATAGATATGTTGGATCGACAATTTCGGTATCAATAGCCTGAACAATATATTTTCTCAATTCTGACCTAATTTGATTTTTGCGACGTGTGGATATTAAAGTACCTTGACGTGCTGTAAGCGCCATAAAAACTTTACCGTAAATTGGTGGGTCATTTTCTTCACCACCCCATACAGAAGCACCAGAAATATCAGGATTGTCGCGCAATACTATGCGACGATAATCTTCTGCCGTAACAGCTCTATTTTGGGTTTCATATGTTCTAGGTGCATTATATCGAATAGATTCAATGCTCTCAATTTCGGCCCCACCAGTCGCACGTTCAATAGTTGTCAAAGTAAAACTTGTTTGCCCGCCAACTGATCCCATAGCAGTAAAATTATTAGCACCATTTGCTCTAACACCATTACTAACTCTATAACTTACTGTTACTGTGCTATTATATGCGGGTTTTTTACCTAAAATATTGTCACCAAAACCTACCTTGTAAAGTTTATTCCTATCAGGTTCAATGAAAAATACTTGAGATGATGAATTTACTGATTTTAAATCAGATATTTCTGTATATGTTTGCGTGTTACCTGAAGTAGTTACTGTAACCGATAGTGAAGATGTATCAGTATTAGCATTTGGTAAAACAAATGACGTATTGGCCGCAGTAAATAAAAATCTATGAGTTAATGGTGTACCTTCAACTACATCAATATAACCAAAGAAACGATTTGATGAATTGGCTGCAATAGAATAAGATTTTGGTGTCACAAAAGTATATGAAACAGAATTTATTGTCGATTTAAATTGAGTATTTTTTGGAATTGTTATAGTGCGAAATGTAGCATTAGCTATCGCCGTATTAAATGTAATCTTGACATTTGCACTAGCACCTCTAGCTGATAAGGGAATATAACCCAACATCTTTGCTCTAGATGCAACATTCTCATATATTTGAGCAGTATCAAGAAATGATTCATTAGCAGCCATATTTGCATAAAATGACATATAATAGGTATTATATGATAGAAGATCAAGTAGAGTACCTATTGCAGAATCTTCAAAATCAAAATCGACAAATTCAGGTCTACCTGCAAGAAAATTACGCAGATTGAGACGAATTGAATCGAAATCTAGACCTGTGATGGTCAATGCGCTATTAGCTGCCATTATCGTATCGTCTCCAGCGAAACCACCAACGTGCTTGGTACTTGAGTATTAATGGGTCTGAATGTTATATTTACTACAAGATTATTGCTATCAGGATCACCGTCAACACCCACAGCTATTAGTTCAACTCGTTCTTCATAATTCTTGATTGCAGTCATAACATCAAATTCTATAGTGGATGCTATAGCAGGATCCATTAAATCAAATAGTCTTTGACGAATATCAGAACCAAACAATGGTCTAAACGGTCGTTCACCTTTGTCAGTCAATATAAGACACTTTAAAGCTTGCTTCAAAGAATCATTATTCTTACGAGTAATAAGTTTACCTGTTACTGGATGCGATTTCATGTTCAGATCAAAATCTTTGAACACAAGCGATTTTATGGCACCAGACATTTTTATCTCCGTTTCTTGGCATATTTAGCAGAGACAAAAAGCCTTTAGGGTATTATTTTAATTAGGTCTATTTGCCCTAATTCTAGTCGATTCTTCATTAAGTCGATCCCTCTCATCAAGCAATCGATTATATTCATCAGAACCTGGCACTGCATTTTCTAACTGTGTTAGAATAGCAGCGCGTTGATTAGTATTGGCAAGCAATTCATTATAATACTGTGATGTTCGCGATTGTCTTTGTTGCTCTGTAAGACCGCGATTTTCACCAATTGGAGGTAGCTCCTCGACAATTACCCTCTGTGCAGCAATCGATGTATTGGGTTGTTCTACTGGTGTTTCTGGTGTAGGTATTGGAGCTGGTGGTGGTTGAGCCTCAGCATTACCAGAAGACGGTGGTACCTGATTAGCTTGTTCTGTAGTTTGACCACCTATTATTTCTATATTTGGTACCATTGAACATAAATTAAATCCAGGTAATGATATTTGTCCTAATAACTCATTTAGATTGATATCAGGAAATAGATTTTCAATTCTAATATATTGCTGTACAAATCTAACTGGATCATTGACCGCAGACATCAATGTTCTGATTTCATCAGGGAGAGTTATTTTGTCAAGTTCTGATGTGATTTCACCAACTAATCCATCAACCATCTCAGTAGCTACAGTTTGAATTTCTCTTGCTATAGTTTGAGGTAAAGTTTGTATTGCAGATACAATGTCTGCTGCATTTTGTAATACCTGCTCAACTTGAGTGGTTGCTCTACTAATTGCTTGATTTAATGATTGTAATCCTGCGCCAATACCGCAAGGAGCAGAATTTGCATTTATTCTTTGTGCGGCTGTAACCAACCGTTCAGTTATCTGTCCGCTCATGGATCACCTACAAATACGTCAGAGGAACCTGTGGTTGCATAAGGATTGCAATGCAGAGGTGATTGAAATGGTACACCACAAAGATTATCTTGATTAGCTTGATCACCAATATTAGCTACCATCTTACCATTAATATAAACATTTTTTGTAGCTGCTATTAAGCCTCCTGCACCATGGGTATTGGTATCACCATTAACAGCAACCAATTTATTATTTGCATAGACTGTTGTTTGACCAATCACTGTAGTGGTTGCACCACATATTCTAGAATCACCGTGTCTGTGTATAGCATTAGTCATTAGTTTAGATCCACCCTAGAACCTTTGACTTTGGTTGGACCAGGAGAACCAAATGTTGCAGATGAACTACCTGCTACATTCATTTCAGATCCCGATCCCAATACCATATCTCCAGTAGAAACTTTAGTAGATTTTCCTGATATTATTTGTAATACATCACCTTGCACTATATTTGTGACATCAGACAAATTTGTAGTCTTATGTTCACCGTTATAATTTTCTGTCAATTCACCACCAACAGTTAATACACTATCACCAGTAATTCTTTTGCTTTCATTAGTGTTTATCTGAGAATTTACAGAACCAAGTATCTCAAAATATTGATTACCGTCAACTTTTGTATGCATATCACCTCTAACGGATACATGATAATCGCCAGTAACCTCTTGTATCATATTTCCATTGACTAGCAATCTAGCATCACCTTTGATTGTGACATTACATGAACCATTTATCAAAACATTTTTATTCTTAATTACCACTTCAAAATCATCACCAACTATGTAAGTGGTTCTCGTACCATCATCACGGATTTCGCGATTAGTACCAGATGCATGATATTCATGGATTCTACGGGCGCCCGCAGTATCATCAAATTCAATGACATGACCTGATTCTGTCGTACGAACATGATTAAATGGATATAACGGTGGATTAGTGTCACTATGTAATGCAGGAAAATCCCAAGTCTTTAATTCATAAGTTTCAGCGCCTTCATCAAATGTAACTGATGATAGCGGCATCACTTTAGCGGTAGGAACATCTCTTACACTCTCACGATTATTTGACCTATCTAATGTTGTTGAGTGATTAATATATGCGGTTCCGCCTATAGCAAGACCTGTTGTATCAGGAGTATTCTGTACCACAGGATATGTTGCATTTGGATCATTAAATCCTTCGCTTGAAGTTGAGGCATCACCAGCAACACCATGAAAGGTTCCCATGACCATTGGTTGCTGTGCTCTATTACCATCCATGAAAAACCCAACAACCCAACTACCTTCGACTAAACCAGTCGGTGAACTTCCAACACCACTTGTCGATGCTGATGTTACAGGTATCATAACCTGTGCCCAAGGTAGATTATCTGTAGGTAGTGTTTCTTTATCAGATGTGTGCCAACCAAAGCATCTAACTCTAACACGTCCAATACGAATTGGATCATTTCTATCTTCAATAATACCCATAAACCAAGTAAATCCGCCTGTACCTAACCACTCACCATCACGGACTGGCATAATTATTGTCTCCCATCAATTGGCTGAGAATAAGAATCTTTGACACATTCCATAACAGTACCATATGTAAAGCCCATACCACCTAGTCTATGTGCAACCGCGGTAACCAGATATTTACCGCCCGCTAGACCATCAAACTGTCTACGAGACATTCTGGATTCTCCAGATTGAGGAATGACAAGTTCAATCGTATCACCTGCGGCTATACCTGAATCACCATGAACCATAACTTTAGTTACATTTGACAATAAATCTGCCTTTGATGCAGTCTCAAATCCTAAAAATTCTTGGCGGCGGCGATAATCATTTTCAGTATCACTTTCTCTTTCTGATACAAAAGATAATGAACCTCTATATGAATTAGATACTATGAATTTTTCTCTTGATATTGAGGTACCATATGACTTAGATGTATTAGGTGACAATCTACGATTTGATGCAGAATGATCAACGGAAGAATAATCTCTATCATAAAGATATTGTGATGATCTAAATCTTTTAGCGACAGGATCTATCGCGAGAACTTGTGTACCAAATTGACCAGTAGATATTCCAGACATCATATCAAAGCTTACTGGTTCTTCAATAGCGATAACTCTTTGTCTTTCAAACTGTCTATCATTTTCTAGATAATCTTCAAGCAAATAGAATCTCTTTTTAGGCGGTTGTTTTATCAAATACTGAAATGATACAAAATGATATCCTTTAGCATTTTCAAAAAAGAAATAATTTGATGCACTTTTTCTATCCGCGGCTTTAGCTTCATCAGATAGATATTTTAATGCTGTAAATGGACTAACCCTAGGAAATGTACTGGTATAAAGTCCATCAGTAGGTTCTATAGTAACTAATTTTTTACCTGATATCGGCGCGATATGTTCATCAAATATCTTTCTAACCATTTCATCAATATTTCTTGTATCAAATGAGTTTGACACCAAAGTATATTGATCTTTTAAAAAATCTTCTGTTGTCATAAACATATCATAAGCATCAACATTAGGTTTTACCCTAACTTTGTTAGATAGTTTATATAAAATCATTTTATTGGTTATAGGATTAGATGATGCAAATGAATCTGATATGCTATATGTAAGTGATTCTCCACCAACAATAGGCAAAGATGTTCTTAACCCTGCACCATCAATAACACTTATGGTCATTGATATACAAGGTGAATCTATACTTTCATAATAGCTAATCTCACCAGCAAGAGCTTTAATATCCATATTGATAGATGTTGCCGTCGATGTAATCGACAGTCTATGAATTAAGCCGGTACCTGATCTAGATTCTGGGCGCATTAGATATAGAGATTTCTATGGGTTTCTACTAAAGATGGGACATAACTTGGATCAATTATTGATATATTACGTTTTCTATCATTAGTGCGAATTTCATAATCATAAGCATTTACCTGTTTCTTATCACTAGATCCTAAAGAAATATAAGTTTCGTAATCAATTATTAATGTTTTTTCTGGTAGAATTATTAATTCACCATCTTCATTTCTAACTTCTTTTCTTTTTTGAGTAATTTGTTCATAATGATGTATCTGTTTCATAGCCATTTCTGTACTACCATATTTGCTTCTTATATAAGATTCCATTTCAGATTGACTTCTAGGCCATTCATAATATGGATCGATTATTAAATTTGGTAATAATATTACCCAATCGAGATTAGAATCACCATAAAAACTATAAGCAACATTATCTGGTCGTTCACCTTCTTTAACATCATATGTGTAATATGAAATAAAATTTTTACGATAAAAATCGCTTATAATAAATCTTTTTGTGATATCAGTCACACGAAGAGTTTTATTTAAAGCTTTTACATTATATGTTATTCTAGGAAAGGGCGCGAAATATTGTGCCATGATTACCTACGATTCTGCTTTATCTGTTCTTTTGTGACAATATCAGTTTCGGTAAATGTCAGACTAATGGCAATCTCAGCAGGAGATGCTACATTAGGTGTATCTAATGATCTAACATATGCTGGGTAATTCATAGGATGATAATTGACGTCAAATCTAGAAAGTACAGATTCGCCTATAGTAAAAAGTTGTCTGCGATTGTTAAATTCAATTAGAAACACATCTGGATATTCAAAGAAAGCGCGTGATGTTGATCCAGCATTTGATGCTAAACCTGATATGAAATTTGTAGTCTCGCCACCAAGACCAACCCCCTCAGACAAACCTCTAAATGCTGCAGGAACTCCACCTAATCCATAACTTGGAGACATATGATATTTGAATGCTTCAATTATCTTCTGTATTGCTTCCGCTTCTCTGCGATTTTTAGGAGAAAGAC